TTACGGGAAATCCACGCATATTGTCGGTAATAGTCCAACGTGTACCAGCATTTGTTGCCTGTTTAATAAGAACCCACTGAGGCTCATATCCAAGCGAGATTGTCGGCCCGGTAGCAGAGCCATTCCCCGTATAAGACCCACAGCTAATCACATTGTCCGTGCCGGAAGCGCCAAAGCCGCCTGCATCATGGGCAAAGAGATAGGCGACGTAGGTGACGCCATTAACATTTGGCCCTGGACCTTGAGCGCCGACAGTGAAAACACTTGAACTGAATGTTTGCGTTCCAGCACCAAATTGGTAGCCTGTTGCAGAGGCTGCCTGTGTGTTCAAAAACATAAAATTATAGGCAGCTAAAGAACGATGCCAAACAAACCAATCAGATGTTGTGGAGGTTGCTTTAACCATAACGCAACCCGGCGCAGAACCTAAGTTGTGCGATATATTTCGGGTATTGGTGCCATCGCCCGTATAAGTCACAACATCAAAAAACTTCGGCTGCTTGCGGAAGGTCCAGGAGGCGTAGGTGTTGGCATTTGTGCCAATCCCAGTGGCGCTGCTTACAGTAAATCCATTTGCATTAAACGCAGTAAGGCTATTGGCCAGCGTAGCTTCTGCATCAGTAGTATTGCTGTTGATTTCTTTTGTTGTCCCACGCGCCGTATCAAACAAGAAATTGTTTGTTGTGTCGTTGCGTGACTTAATCCAAACCATCCCGCCTTTTGTAGATAGGTCAACACCATTCGTGATAGTTTGTGACGCCCCTGTCCCCGTATAAAGCCACGTCGAGAACACATCTTCGATGTAGTTGGCGGCGGTTGCCCGGGCACCAAAACCGTAGCCCTTTGCAGATGCGGCGCCTTGGGTGATTACGGTTGGCATTAAACTACCTCACTTAAACTGCGTCTGAGAAGCAAACACCGTGAACGCGGCGCTGCCGGTTTTAATAATGGTGTAAGTATAGACATCAATACCAGAGGCATTGCCAGCAGCCCATGCCGTGCCACCTTGGTACTTCGGCGTTACCGAAGAACCATCCACTTGCACCACGTTGTTGTAATAAGCCGTGCTACCCTGCGTCACCAAGAAAGCCACCGTGATCGCCTGGCCGGTTGACATCGCCGTATTCAGCGAAGTGCCAGAGGAAGCGCGGAAGTTCACCGTCCAGTTAGCCGAAGCATTGGACGTATAGTAAATCACGTTCTGCGTGGTGACATCATAGTTAATGGTGCCAGTAGCCGCCGTGGCAGATACAGTGGCAGTCTCAGCCATGTCCTGCACCACTATAGCCAGCGCGCTGCTAGACCCATTGAACGTCTGCGTAGCCGTAAACGTGGTGGCCGTACCTGGCGCGACATAATCCGTACCAGCAGTGGCGTTAGCTAAGGCGCCACCGGAGTTAGCCTTTAGAATAGCCGTACCGCTTGGCGGCGCCAGGTAATCCGTCCCCGCTGTGGCGTTAGCCAAAGCCCCACCGGAATTAGCCTTCAGGATCGCCGTACCACTTGGCGGCGCCAGGTAATCCGTCCCAGCCGTTGCAGCCGTAAAAGCCGAAGTGCCATTCCCCTTAACAATGCCCGTCAGCGTCTTGGCGCCAGTGCCCCCACTACCCACCACCAAGGCGCCGCCACTAGCCCCGGCAAATAGCGCATCAATAGAATCCAAGTCGTTGTTTAACTTGGTGCCCCAGGTATCAGCAGACGCGCCAACCTCTGGCTTGGTAAGCCCTAAGTTTGGGGTTGTGGTGTCAGCCATTTATTGAACCCTCGTCCACGTTTCTGAAGTTGCTGCAATGGGCACCCATATTGTAGAGGAATCAGGCGCCCCGGTCCATATTTTCGTGCCATCTGGGATTTGTTCCCATTTCAAAATGGCACTAGCGATAAATTCCGAAATGCCTTGGATTTGTGTGGCGCCATTCTGAATAAGACCGCCACTAATCGCCATTTCAGCGGAAGCCTCAATTACAGCGGAAGAGGTATAAACCCTCACGCCTTCAGCCGTAACAGAAGCAACCCCCTCAATAGAAACACCTGATTGGGCTATTTGTTGCCCAGAAACATTGACGGAAGAAGCCGCCTCTAAATTTGCGGCGCCATTTTGAACCAGTTGAACGGCAGCGGTTAAGGATGCAACCGCGTCAATCAAAACCCCGCTGGTGTAAACAACCTGGGCAGAAGCCGTTGCATTCGCCACCCCATCAATGGCTGCGCCGCTCTGCTGGATACGAACCCCGGCGCTGGTGACATCAGCAATGGCGTCAATTACAGCAGCCCCCTCTTTGGGGTCTATGCCGTAATTACCTCGCCCATATAAGCCGCTGCCATAACCAGCCACTTAGATTACTCCAGGGTAATGTCGAGATCACCAGCCGGAATACGGAAAACGTCGCCCGTGCCAATGGTCTTACTGGTGGTCAGTTCCCCGTAAGCCAACAGGTTCCCAGATGTGGAGGCATCGAAAATACCCACATAGGTAATCGTGCCCCAGGAACCCGTCGCCGTATCGAACTCAATAGCCCCGCTATTGGTGCTGGCGTTACCGCTGGTGGTCATCGTCGCCTGCTTGCGGGTGTAACCATTGCCGGAAACTTCCGTACCGCCACCACCCTCGCCAGGGGCGGCGGTGAACAGCCCCACATAAAGGCTGGCAGACGGCGAAGAATAAGCCGTCCCAGAGAACACATAAGCCATTATCTTGTTTTCAAGATAATTGGTGAAGGCGTTGGTGGTCATTAGCCGAAACTCCTTGCTCGCATCCGAAGGGCTGATGTGGCCATGCGGCTTCGCTCATCCGAAACCTTTAGGTCACTCAGGGCACGATCATACAAAGCGCCCCATACCGTGATGCGCTGATCGTCTTGTAAATAGGGCGCCGCCTGCAAAAGCGAGCCATAAAGGTACAAGTCTGGCGCCTCCACCAGAAGCCAATTACTCGTATTGGATACCGTCAAAGCCGGAATCTTGGCGTAATAGGTCAACTCGCCCGTATAGGCAGACCCACTATCCGGCGCAGGGATGACCTGAAACTGCTGGCCAATCTGCGTGTAATAAATTGGCTTACCAGTGGTCCCGTTAGCCCCCTTCAGCATCGCCGCCTGATCCGGGGAAACAAACTCCATCACCGTGATGGGATTGGTGTTGATCTGGAAGCGGATGCTTTCCAACCAATCGCCCGGAACCACGCTATACTCGCTATCCAACGTAGCTGTAGCCCGCTCCACCATCTTCCTGTGGCGGATGTTCCGGTTGAACTGGGCCTCCGCCAAAGTGATGAAATCAGGGATAACCGCCGTCAGGTCACTGCGATTTAGGAAGTCCGCAATAGAGGCTTGAAGCGCACTATAACTATTGACTGCCATCAGAACCTCTCCAAGAATTACTTTTTCGGACCAACCTGATTAATCCCCTAGATACCCCAAATTTCACCGCTAAAATACCATCTTTTTCATTCGAAGTCCTTATCTCTTGAATCTGGAATGAGGACAACTTGAAAAACCTTTTCCCGCGTCTAACTGAATCTTCGTAATTTTTACTTTGATTGCCCCAGTACAAATGGTCTGGATTTACACACAGTGTGTTATCACACTTATGCAAAGCGTTCCTTCCAAGAGATGGACCATGGAATACCTCGCAAGAAAATCTATGAGCGGATATATATTTTTTACCCAAAGCTTTATTGGTCAGCACAAAAACCCCATATTTTGGGTTTGCGCTCTTTAACCAAAGCCAGCAACCAGAGTTTGGTTCTGGTATACAAGAATCCATAAACCTTTCTTTATCAGCCAGAAGATTCATTTTTCTCTTCCTTAGCGCCACAAGCATGGGCATTTGAAAACTCAAACGCTCCGATATGGCGCACTGCTTTACTTAAGTCATGATCCAAAAAAACCTTAAAGCCAAATTCCCTTGCTGTTCTACAAAAGAATATGTCTTCCCCTATGTATATACCATTTTGGTAAGGCACAAAAAACCATGGTTTTTGAACTTTCCGGAAAACTTCAGCCTTAATCAGCATCAGCCCCATGCCAATGGCGGATACCTCTTCCAGCCCAGTACACCACTCTTCCGTATAAACCCGCTCGCTGGTCAGATCGTCACGGAAAGCCACCGGCTGGAGAGGTAATTTGCGCGTACTGTAATTAGCCGCCACAATATCCTCATCCCGCGCCAATAGCTGCCGGATGCTGTCCTTGGGGAACCGCATATCGGCATCAACAAACAGGACATGGGTGGCGACAGCGTCTAAGGAAGCTTGGGCTAGTTCTTGACGTTGGTTTACAATCAGCGTCCCTTGGTTCTGGAACAGTAGCACCCTGTCCTTTGTCGCCGCCGTATGGGCAGCAACGCACCGGGCTAGATCGAAAGCAAACCCACTATCCACCACATCGCGGCAAGGGACACAGACAGAAACAATGGCGGGCATCAAACGCGCCCCGGCCTGGTACGGAAGAACCTATTCTCTGGATCATTCAGCCACTTCTTCATGGCTACCGGGTCATCCACAATGCCCTTCTGCTTCAAATCATAAAAGACCGCCATGGGGATGGAAGCCACCTTGTTCCATTCGCCATAGCGCCCGTGGTCTTCATTAAACTGCGCCTTATTGGCTTCAATAATACCAGACACATCCTGGCGCTTTTCAATCAACGCCGTATCTGTGCCCTCATCATAATGCCAGTAAGAAGTAATCCCACTTACCGGATCAATGTTGAAAACCTTGTCAGCCATAAGCCACCTTTGAAGTGGGGCTGGCAGTCACCCGCCAGCCCCGTTGCCATTACGAAGTCGTCAGGTCAGCGGCGATACCATGCGCGGCTTCCTGGCGAACCATCAAGCCGTATTCGCAAAGCATCATGCGCTTTTCCGCGTCGCCGGTCTTCGCCAGGTCCATCGTCTGGATCGGGCGCAGGATCGCCGTAGCCGCGTATTCCGGGTCAAGCACGAAAGCATCGCGCTCACGCTGGAAGCGGTTCGGCACCACAGACACCGCACCGAAGTCAGACACATAAACGTCAGCCGCGCCGATAATCACGGACGGCTTCGGAGTAGCCTGATTGTAGCGGATTTCGGCAATGCCAGCGAAGCCGCTGACGGTCTGCTTGTTGAACGGGCCGACCATCAGAATCTTCGGCGTACCACCTTCGGTCCACACCTGGGCGATAACATCCTTCAGGATGGTTTCCGTGAAGGTGCGCTGCGTACCGTCAACGCGGGTGGCGTTTACCACACCATTGGAAACCGTCGGATCAGAACCGCCAGCGCCCTTGTTGGTGTTGGTGCGAAGGAAGGCAGGCAAGCCAGCCGTCTGACGCGCCGTGGTGTTGTTACCCGCGTTAGCGGCCTTGGACGCCAACAGAGTGGCTTCCATGTCGCGCTTTAGTTCGGCGCCGTTCTTTGCCATCTGATAGGCAAGTTCAGAACGACGGCCAGCCTTATCAACGCTTTCCAGGGTGCCGGAGATCACAACCGTCTTACGGCTGATCTGCGTGTAGTTACCCAGGCGAGTCGTCGGGGTCACCGCGTCGAAGGAAGAGATGTCATCACCTTCCAGAGCCGCATTGGTGGTGGAAGCCGCCGCCAGGCTGTCCGTCTGCCACTCGAAGAACGTGTTCTTCACATTCACGCGGGCAGTGTTAGACTGGAACGGGGTTTCTTCCGGCGAGATGTTGTAGATCACATTCGCCAGGTCTTCACGGATGCCCTTGGCATCATAGCGCGTGAAGGTATTAGCAACGATAGTCATAGCCTATATCCTTTCAGAGAAGCGCCGCTAGAACACTAGCGGCATCGTTGACAGTCCCGGTTTT